TTTGTCGTTGCTCTGGATTTATGATCAGCGGGGCGGCCAGAATTTTCACAACAGAGTGTTAAGACTTCGCCGCTTCCCGTTCCCACCTCATGCCCACCTGCTATAATTAGGACATGTCAAACGATCAACCAATGTTCAACTCTGACCTTCGCCCAATGTTCGATGGATGCGTACTCATGAATGAGGCAGCAATACAAGACAAGGCGGTGATGGCAGCATTGACAAAACTCGCCGAGGATGACTTCACTTTCAGATCTCACCCAACAGGCACATGGAATATAAGCGATCGTCACTGATCGCTTTTCCATCATCCAATTTTCACTAAGAGGTTTTTCATTATGACATCATGGGCAGTCCAACCCTCATCATGGGGTAACGAACTCAAAGCAAATGCAGAGTTTGGCGGTGACTTCGACCGCATCCAAGACATTGCACTATCATGGGCAACCGACCAGATGGAAGCAATGACTATATGGAAATGCGGGACTGAGGCAGAATTCAAATGGATGGAAGTAAACGCATGATCACATCATCAACATATGATCTGCTCAAGCATGATTCTTTCATCCGTTATTATTTCCTGAACTCTTACCCTAATTTCTCACATGAGCAAAATCAACACAAAGGTTCGTTATTGGACAAACCAGCAACAAAATCCAAGACTGATCAGTTTTTCAACTTATGAGTCTGCCTTGGAAATTCTAGAAGACTTTGCAAGGTTGGGATGGCGTGCCGAGATTGCACCACCGCACATCTGACCCACTCTCTGAGGCAGTGCCCCCTTCGGGTGCTGCCCATGGGGGGTGCCTTAGCTTAAGGTTCCATATCGAGCTAGGCTACAAAGTCTTGCATTCGGTCGCACGCTAAAACAAATATATTTTTTTCTGTAAAATTCGCCCAGACCTTTTTTGACAATATGTGGAGATCATGATATAATAAACATATATACTAAACCTCCCTCCCAGTTCCACCAATGATCTCACTAGACACCAAGTATCACGACTATCTGATGTCAGGAAAAACTTTCGACCTTGACGGTTGTAGAGAACCTGTTACTGGATATGGATATAACTGTGACGGGTCTGGTATTATTGGGTATTATGTGAATACCTCTAATTGGAGATTAAACTATGATCTTCAAGAACGTTTCCTAGATAAGGAAAGACTTGCAACTGCAAACGTTTAACTGACACTGTTTTATTATGCCTTTAACAAACGAAGAAATACTCGCTAGACTTGTCGCCTTGGAAGAAAAGGTTGCCAAGTCTAATTTAATGATGAAGAGACCTGGCTCGGAGAAATATGAGAAACTAGTTGATGTAGTATGTGAACATGATAAAAAGATTTCAGAACTACACGTTCCTGCGAGTAGTTATCTGAGACTAGATCAAATACAGGAGTAAGTTATGTGGAAGTTCTTTGAGTGGGCATGGAGTTTATCTTGGGGTGAGGGTTTTGCCCTACTAGCAGTTCTATTTGTCTTCTGGTATTGTAAGAAGTGGATAGACAGTCGTTTTGGTTCTTTGAATAAAAGACAAAGGAGAGAGATGAAAGCAATAGTTAAAGAAGCATTGGATGAATGGCATGAGTAATTTTTGGTGGACAATATTCTTTTGGACATCTTTGAGTATGTTTGTGTTTTGGAAAGTAGATAGTTTACAGGCGAAAAAACCGCGAAAATCGCGTCGTCGGTCTCTAAATAAATCAAAGAAATAAAAATGACCATGGATGAATTAGAGGGTGAATTTATAATAAAAGAAAAGGGAGAACTTAGAACTTATACTAAAGTACGAGATCTTCCAGATACTTTTGACCACTTAATCAAATTCAAGGTAAATGATATACCTAGTCCTCATACTGAAGAACAGCATAATGAGATGAGTAAGTATTCTGAGTACCTACACACGTTAATGACACGGGAGAGAAAGTAATGCCAGCAGTAACTAGGATAGGTGATGCAGACGTATCACATTGTAGTGGTATGACCAGAGCACAGGGTTCCCCTGATGTTTTCTGTAATAACATACCTATCTCTCGTCAGGGTGATAACAACACAGGTCATCTTCTACCTGCCCCCATTTGTCCTGGTCATAGTGCTCCTATTACAACAGGAAGTACAACCGTATTTGTAAATGGCGTAGGATGTGGTAGAATAGGGGATGCAACATGTACTAGTGTTGCAGAAGGTTCACCTAACGTATTCGCAGGTCCGTAATTATGGCAAAAACAAAAAGTGGTGGGTTTGGTACACAACAATATGTGGAATCAATCCCCAAGAAGACAAGACAGGGTAGAGGACAGCACTCTAAATACTCTGCTACTTCTAGGAATGGTGCAAAGAAGAGATATCGTGGGCAGGGTAGATAATGTACCAAGCATTGCCTAAATGCATACACGTAAAAGATAGCCCTGTCGCAGGACAGGGTTTATTTGCTTTAAGCGATATACCTGATGACGTGTACCTTGGTATATCACACGTTGTAGTAGATGATGACATTATGAGGACACCTCTAGGAGGGTTCGTTAATCATAGTGAAGATCCTAACTGCATCAAAGTATTTGAAGAAGAAGAGTGGGGGAAGATATATCATATGAGAACTATTAGAGAGATTAAGAAGGGTGAAGAGTTGTTTTTGAAGTACACTTTCTACTCTGTTAACGCAGGTAACAATTAGTTTACAAAAAACGGTATAAATATATTGAAGGTATATTCTGTACAGAATGGCTTTAATATCGAAGTCCTTCCGCGACTTCTCTTTGACATTTGAAAAAAATGCGGTGACTGACGACGTTCTCTCACTAAAGAACGAGGCAGCCATTAAGCAGTCTGTCAAAAATATTGTTATGTACAATTGGTATGAAAAGCCTTTCGATCATAAGTTCGGTGGTAACATCATTGGTTTGTTATTTGAGAACCATACACCTGCTTTAGAGGCAGAAATTGCGGAGAATTTAAGAAAGATTATCAACATTCATGAACCAAGAGTACTAGTATTTACGGTTAAAACATTATTTGAACCCGATAATAACAGTCTTCTTGCAAGAATAGAATATTTAATTACTGGTATACCTCCAAAAGTTGATAATTTAGAACTTGCATTTAAACCGTAATGGCATTTCAACAGGTTAATGCCCTTGAATTTAATCAAATCAAGGCACAAATAAAAAGTTACCTCAGGGCACAGGACCAATTCTCGGACTATGACTTCGAGGGATCGTCCTTGACGGTGTTAATTGATATTCTTGCATATAATACTTACTATACAAGTGTAAATGCTAACCTTGCAGTTAATGAAGGTTTCCTTGAGACAGCGGTTTTACGTGAGAATGTTGTAAAGCTTGCTAGGATGATTGGTTATACACCAGTTTCTGCACGTTCTTCTAAAACAATTGTCAATATTTCAGTTCAGACAACGTTCCCATACCCCAAAACTGTAACTCTTAATGCTGGATTAGTACTAAACTTCACAGGATTAGATAATAATAACTTTGTATTCTCTACTCCTGTTGATATTGCCCAGTCAGTTGATAGTTTATCGGGTATCGCAACGTTCTCAAACTTAGAATTATCAGAAGGTGTATACCTAACTGATACATTTGTACGTGATATTAACCAAAGACAGCGTTTTATCTTAACTAACTCTAACGCAGATACCTCAACAATGCGTGTAAGGGTTACTTCTGGTACTGTTGTAGAGAGATATCTACAAGCAACAGACGTTACTAAGATAAATGCTGAATCAAAAGTCTATTTCTTAGAAGAATCTGAGTATGAAAGACCTGAAGTACTCTTTGGAGACGGTACTATAGGTAAAGATTTGGCAAATGGAGACGTAGTTGCAGTTACTTACACCACTTCTTCAGGAACTGGTGCAAATGGATTGCAAGTTTTCACTAATATTGGTAATTTTAGGGATGATCAGAACAATGCAATCACTTCTGGCATCACAATTAGCCTTGTAAGTAAGCCAGATGGGGGTTCTGCACAAGAAACTACTGAATCCATCAAGTTTGCTGCTCCTAAATTCTACTCTGCGTTCGGTAGAGCAGTCTCAACACGTGATTATGAAGCAATTATACCACAAATTTACACGAATGTCTCTTCTATTGCCTGTTATGGCGGTGAGGAGGCATCTCCACCTCAATATGGAAAGGTATTTTTGTCAATTAAACCAAAAAATGCTGATAAATTATCTCTTTCAGAGAAAAATGTCATTTTGAAGAAGCTCAGAGAGTATTCTGTTGCTGCAATTCAACCCCAAATCGTTGATCCATCTGTTCTATACATTGATTTGACTAGTTTTGTTTATTACAACCCTAATGTAACACGTAGAACACAGGATCAGATTAAGAATGTAGTAATAAATACCCTAACACTGCTCAATAAAGGGTCTGAGTTTAATAAGTTTGGTGGAAAATTCAAATTCTCCAAACTTCAAAAGGTAATTGATGATGCAGAAACCTCAATTACTTCTAATATCACTCGTCTCAAGATGAGAAAGAACGTAACAGTTGATTTAAACACTCGTGTTAACTATAAAATATGTTACGGTAACAGAATTAAGCAAGGAACATCAACAGAACCTTCTGTTTCCACTAGTGGATTCAAGATTTTGGGTGATACAACCAATACTTATTACATGAATGATGACGGTGCTAAGTCGTTAAGGTTGTTTTACGTTAAAGGAACGGGTGAAAAGGAGTATGTTGATGGTTTGTGGGGTACAGTTGATTATGATATGGGTGAAATTGTCATTAATGACCTGACAATTACATCAACTGATGTTAGTGGAAATGGATTGCAGATATCTGCAGTACCTTTATCGAATGATTTAATATCTTTACGTGAAACCTATCTAACAATAGGTATAGATAATACAGCTGTTAGTGTTGTAGAAGACACCATCAGTAGCGGTTCAAATCTCTCTGGAACAGGAGTTGTACCAGAGTCCAGCTATAGTTAATAAGGCATGACAAATTCTTCCTGGAAAGTTGGTCAGTGGACTACC